AAAAGCTTTGGAAAGATACAAAATTATACTATCTTTGCAGTCCCAAAAACAAGGTTCGTTGGCCGAGTGGCTAGGCACCGGTCTGCAAAACCGATTACGGCGGTTCGAATCCGCCACGAACCTCATTTACCAAAAAGCTCACAGTCTTTTAGACTGTGAGCTTTTGCGTTTTGGCTATATACCAACTAATTACGAATACGACTCTATAAGGCATATAATTGAACTTTCGACCTAAATGTAGACCAATCAATACAAAAGCAGACCTATGATTACAATAAAATTATACCACAGAGCGGAAGGAAAAGACAAAACAACCGGATTCATATACGTGAGTTTCTATGTAAATCGCGAAAAAGAACATTTTTCGACTAAAGTTCAGTGTCTGGCTAAGCACTGGAATCCGGATAAAATGCGAATAAGTACTGCAGATAAGCAAGCATCTGATAAGAATCTGATATTGGAGAAGATTCTGGCTCGTGTAAACGACGTAATTGTGAAGTATCGCCTCCGGAATAAAGTATTGACCAGGGCAGCTTTTAAAAAGTCGTATAACCGGCCGGATGACTTTGATAATTTCTACGCTTTTTGTGATGAATACAAGCGTAAGTCAGTATCTAATCGTGTTGAAAGCGCTACGCTTGCCACTCATGCCACTGTATTAGAGAAACTGAAGGCTTACTCACCCGACTTGCATTTCGACGACATAACGCTTGATTTTGTGGCTGATTTCTATTCACATCTTCGAAAGAAGATAAAGAATAATGAGAATACAACCTATAAGAACTTATCGGTAGTTCGTAAATATGTGAAAGCAGCATGTAAGGCTGGATATATGGATGAAAATCCGTTTGACGACTTTCATATTTTACGAACAAAAGCAAATTACACCTATTTGGAGGAATCGGAGCTGCAAAAGCTATTGAAATTATACCGTGCCGGAGAACTGGAACTAAAGTTCTATAAAACACTTCAATTCTTCTTATACATGTGCTTCAGCTCGCAGCATGTTGGTGACGCTAAAGCAATGAAGATAGAACAGTTTACCAATGTTTCATTCACCTATTACAGAGTAAAACTAAGAAACTCAAAACCTGAACCGATAACGGTACCAATGTCTTTATCGCTCCGGAAGTTACTCGGTGAGATTGTTGGACATAGAAAAAAAGGATTAGTATTCGAGAATCTTCCGGCAGACCAAACCATGAATCGATTTTTGAAAGAGATTGTAAAAATGGATAAGGTAGAAATAAAAAAGGCGGTAACACACAAGACCGGTCGACATACATTTGCAACTTTCTATCTTGACAAAACAAAGGATCTAAATTCGCTCAGGGATATTCTAGGTCATTCTGATATACGTGAGACACTCATTTATGCACATGTGCTAGAAAAATCAAAAGAACGGAGCATTAATTGTTTCGACATCTTCAAATAATCATAAATCGCCGTACAATTGAACTTTTGTACGGCGATCTGTTTTACTCAAGCATTCGGTAGAATGTTCCTTTTAGTAATGAGGATCTACTTTTTTTTGTTTTTATATGTTCAATTGAAATTGGCATATAGTAAGCAGATTCAACATAGAATATACAATTTACATTACGATCCGGACGATCTTCAAAGTAAAATATATATTTCAGAGAGGGATCAATAAGTACTTCCGGACGGTAATCAGCTACTACACCATCATCACCTACTAGTCTCATTGTTTTAAATGCCGGAAGTGGATCAATAATTTCATAATAGACACCTCCATCCTCCCACTGAGGTAAATCAATATTTGAACATGGATAATTCACATAATTACGGATTAATGTACCACTATGACTTCCAGTAAATGACTTTTCTATCTTAAACCTTCCGGAATACATACACACTTCCAAATTACTTGAACGAACAATATCACCTTTATCACCTTCAATCATCTCAAATATAGTCTTATTTTCAACAAGCAAATAACTATTAGAACTCTCAGGCATTGTATAATGGACATTGAATGTAGAATTATTATCGGCATAATCAATAGCTTTTTGAGTTCCTTTATATATAGCTGAAGGAGTAAGATTTAGCGAAAGCACATTTTTTGACGAAGTTCCATAGTCGGCAAGTCTATTCACATTATATGAATAATAAACTATACCAGTTCCTGGGAACATTAATTGATAACCTGGAAATTCGTGTTTAGCTGAAGTATTTATCCAATCCCTTTTATCAGCCGTATTTCTTAAAATGTTTAATTTATCAGTAGTATATCCTTCCGGACGAATATTAAAAAATTCTTCGATAGTACATTTAGCTACAATATCATCTGCAAGTCGGTGATAACTGAAGTAATTACTTCCTGGCAAATTGTATGATATTTTTGTATATCCAAATTTAAACGCTGAAGAGTCATCCGACAGATCACGTTCAAAACCATTTATAGGAGTAATTTTGACCCGTTTTTTAGTAGCCATTTCAGTTTTCGTCCGCACAATAGACAATGTTTTTGTTTGCCCTAAAACAATAAAACTTACATTGAAAAAATCCTCAATTGCTTTTATAAATTCTCTGATTGTCATATCAGGCAAACAGTCAGCATATTTCAACGAATCAACCGGATTTACAAGATACATTCGTTGTGCACGTTCATCGGCCAACAAAACATTATCACCCATTGTATAACCAAGGAGTTCAGGAAGTTTTGTTATATAATACAATAGATAAGGTTGCATAACGATAAGCCCATCTGTTACTGCAGTGAGGTCTAAATTATATTCATTCAGTATTGAAGTACCAGCCTTAACCGGGCAACATACAAATTTATTCGTCCAATGCCAGTTATTAATCGAATCCAGTGCCCGTTCAACGGTAATTTCTAGTTCCTCACCCCAATTAAGAGTGTAGATTTTATCTTCACTCTTAGCCAGGTAATTCAGTTCTGAATTACCTGATAGAAATTGAAACGAAACATTTAAATCTGTAGGCTTTGAAATAGTCATAGTTCCGTAACGAGTTACACCATCCTCTACTATTTTTGCATTTGCAGATATAGTTATAGAAGTATTTGCTAATCTATCGATCATCCCGAATGCTATTTTATTCTGTGCCACTTCTAATGATACAGTCATATCCAGTGTAAAATCACCTTCATTATTTATTTCAGGATTGTTTTCAATCCATGTAAACGAAAAATCATCCGGTAAAATTACCTCATTATATAATCCTTCGTTTTCAATATAAAATTCAATCATGGTTTTGAATTATTTAAAAGGGTTTCATACTCTTTAATTTTTTGAACTAAGCCATCACTCCCATGTAAATAAATTGGAGCCTTTGCATTAATTCCTTTATCTAGGTGATCATTCAACCGGTTAAGCGAATTAGCTACATCTGACAAATATTGTGCAGTTGGATCATCAGAATATTTTGGTGATAACGGCGTATTAGAATTACGATATCCGCCATCATAGTATCCTGGAGATAATCGTAAGGCTTTCGATATATCTGCCCTAGTAAGACTGGAAGCTGTACCCAATTTCTGTGCACTATCAATCAGATCAAGTACTGGTCGAATCTCACGGTTACGGGTAGTTTTATGAGTAGCAATAAACTCATCACCGTGATATGGCTGTCCATCAGGGAAAACACCACGAACCTCTCGAGGATCAGTTCCACCAGTATAGCCTTCCGGTGTGTGGTAACCACCATCGTAGTATCCTTCTTTTGCTGCTTCACGTGCTGACTCAGCCACGGCAATTTGAGACGCACCATATGCAACTGCAGCACCGGCAGCAATACCACCCAATATAGGACCACCAATTTTAGACATAGCTGCAAATGAATTAATAGCAGCAACTGCAGTTGTAGCAATTATCTGTGCAACCTGAAGCGCAAATTCAGCATCGGCATTTTTAGCCCTTATAGAGGCAAGTTCTTTGTTTTTTTGAGCCTCTATTTTAGTAGTATCTTTGCCGGCTTTTTGTGCAGCATCAATTTGTTTTTGATACTTTGTCTCTATCGATTTTTCTTCGGCCGACTGGAATCCCTGCAGAGCATTTGAGAACACTCCTGAAATATCCGAGATAGCACCTGCAGTATCTTTGAAGTTTTTTGTATTTACTTCGAATTCTTCTGCAGCTAAAATCCTGCGAACCTTAGTGGCATCCTTTTCAGATACTAGCCCTTTATTTACATACTCTTGCAGAATTTTAAGTTCAGTTTCTTTCTGCAGTTTAAATCTACTAAGTTCATCAAGACCATACTTTTCCTTGAATGATGATATTAATTGATACGTTGTTTCTGAGTTATCAATTAACTTCTGATTGATCTGCTTAGTAATTTTGTCAATTTCATCTGCAGATAATCCTTGTATTGCAAGCTTACGCCTCATAAAACTCAACTCCAGGGAAATCATTTTATCTTTATAGATCTGTTCACTCATTTGAGTGGTCAACCGTTCATCTGCCAACATTTTTTCAGCATCTTGTTGCTCTTTATCAAGATTTTTCAACTCTACAACAGCCTGTTTTGTTGACAGCTTACGCATTGCCTCATTGTGTTGCTCTTCTAAAATACGTAACGTTTCCAACTGATCAGCCGTCATTTTTTCTTTATCAACACCAAAAAGACCTAATTCACGAAGGCGATTAGAATATGATTGATTTTCCGATTTAATCGGATCAGCGTCCAATAGTATTTTCTTGATCTTGTTATTTTGCTCAATCTGTCTATCTAGTGCCTTTTTATCAATTTCAGCAATTTGTTTATTCAGATCCAATTTTAGACCGGGATCCGTAATTACTTTCAACAACTCCTGAAGCTTTTTCTTACGCAAACTATCATAGTTATCCTGTTGATCCAATAACTGTTGATTATAATCGTATTCGGTTTTAATGTCACCATCAATATACTGTTGTTTAATAGCAGCTATTTTTTTCAGGTTATCATTTTCAAGTTCCTGCATAGCCTGGTCAATCTTCTTTTTTTGTACTGCAGTTTTATCAGGCGATGAAGTTCCTCCGGATGTAGAAGGGGTATCTGATGTAGGCTTATTCGCTTTCTCCAACTTCTTTGTTTCAATATATTTCAATTGAGCATATTTAAAGGCAGCATTTGCTTCAGCTACTTGTTTATTGTAAAAATTCCATTCCGATGAACCTTTTTCAGAGTTATCTCTTAGTTCTGATTTCAGTTTCATCATTTTTTTGGCCTCATTCATTAATCCATCATAATATCCTGAAGTATTCATTCGTTTTACTTCTTCGTCATTTTTGGCGGCATTCGCACGAAAAGTGGATGAAGCATTTTCGTAGCTTTTTATATTAGCAGATAATTGGCGATCTTCATCTTCCAATGCTTTTATTTTTGCCTCATTGTCATTCTGTGGTTGTGATCGAAGTTTATTCAATTCGTTTTGAATTTCAATCTGACGTTGCATGGCTTTCACCGAAGCTTGCTCGTAAGCCTGACTTTTTGAGTTGAGCGCCACAGAACGTAACTTTAGGTCATATTGCTCATTTACATCGGCCAGTGCCTGTGCAAGCAATTCATTAGTTACTTTTTCTTTATCAATAAAGGAAATGAAGCCGGGATATTTAGCGTTTAGTTCGTCAATTAATCGGTTACGAGTGGCCTGATTATCATTAGTATTTATAATTGCTGTAACTAAGCCGGTCAACTGAGCCTTTTCTTCCATGACAGCTTTTGAGTTTTCAGCAAAATTATTACGGTAATCTTCCATCACACCGTTGGCTATTTTCTGCGCTTCAGTAAGCTCATTAGCTTTATTCAAATACGAAATCAAATAAACAGTAGCAATAGCAATAGCAGCTGCAACCAATCCCCATATATTTTTCATCATAGAGGCATTGAGCTCATTTTGAGCAGCCAATAATCGAAGTTCGGCAATTGTAGCCTGTCCGGTCAATGCAATACGAGTACGAAGAGCTACAATTTTTAGATAATCAGCTACCTTTTCAATTACTGCTAAAGCTAATCTAGCCTTAGTAGCCATGTTTGACAAATTTACAACAGTGAGATAAGCTGTTAATCCGGCTACGAATGCAACTATACTAACCTTGTTTTCTTTCAAAAACGTAGGTAATTGCATCAGCAATTTCATAAAGTTAGTTCCGAAATTAGTAGCCTTTAGCATGGCAGGGTTTAGATTCTTCACCAGTTCCATTCCCAACTCATTGAAACGGTTCTGTGCTTGGGCCATTTGTGCCGTAATGGTTGATGTCTGAATTCTTGCCTGACGCATAGCTACATCGGTACCGGTTACCGAAACACGTAGTTTATCATAAGCATCTACATTTTGAAGAAGAATAGTTCCTGCAGTAACATTTTCGGCTCCAAATATCTTTTGCAAAAGTGCATCACGTTGTAACGCATTTGCTTTTTTATCCATTTGCTTATTGACTTCAATAATGGCATCACGCACATTAAACTGACCTGAAGCATAACCAACTCCGGCTTCTTTCAATTTCAATAATGCACCACGAAGTTTTGTACCGGCTTCCTCTCCTACCAGTTGTTTGCTGGCTAGTACCTCAAGCATGGCCACAGTATCTTCCATGGTCATATTACTATCGTTGGCTACTGTACCAACGTTCTTAAGCGATCCGGCTAAGCTGTCAGCTTCAGCAGATCCTTCCAATGAACCGGCTGCAATGGAATTGATAATACGAGTAGCATCTTTACCCGTAAGGTTGAACTGATTCATAGAAGCAGTGACCACTTCGAATGCCGTTTCGACTGGAACTCCGGTGGCCGCCAATGTCAATGCTTGTTTAGTCACATCGGCCATAGCCTCTTTGTTTTTCAATAGTTCCGGACGCTTGGATCCGATAACGGTGAAACCGTCCATGATTTCTTTGGAAGTAGCTGTGATGCGTACGCCCGCCTCGGTGGTAGTAGTACTAAGTTCTTTGGCATACTGACGCATCCAAGCCACCGATTTATCATCTAGTCCGGTAATGGCTTTCAGGTTAGCGGAACTTTGCTCAAGCTCATTCCGCATATCCATGAACTTTTTAAGTCCAAGCGTCAATCCGGTAACAGCTGCAAGACCGGCTGTAAAAATGGCGAAGTACTTATTAAACCCGTTTGCTAGTCTTGAAAAACCGCCTTCAGTATTTTTCGAATACTTATCGGCAGCTTTCTCCATATTGCTATATTCCTTGGCAATTTGTTTCTGATAATCTTTATGTTCAACGAGTAATGACTTCAGGTATTCAATTTTCTTTGCATGAGCTACATAGTTATCAGCTCCCATGGTCATTTTTGACTGTTCATTCGTTAGCTTTTTCATTTCTCCGGATATTGCCTTCACAGAGTTAGCTACCTCTTTACCATCGATATAAATCGAGACGCCACGTTTTGCTATTTTATCAGCCATTTTTGCTCGTTTTTTGAATTAAAAATTTATCAATTTTCTCAAGTATTTGATTCATGGCCATATCACCATAAAACTCCTGAACTATATCAGCAACTTGTACCAGACCGGTTCGGATTTCTACATCAAACCAATCATCCGCTGACCGCTTAAATCCGGTACTTAGATCTATTTTTGATTTAGGGTTATGACTACCACGAATGACAGAATTACCTTGACGAATATATCCACGACCAACCCCATAATGACGAAATACCCCACGACGGAGAAAATTGAAATTGATAGTAGAAATATGTCCGAAATTCCTTTTATATGAATTTGAAAGAGTAGAAGCCAATTCACCGGAAGCCTTTGGAGCATTGCCGGCCATCTTCGACCTGGTTGTTACGGTCCATGACTTTATACGGTCATTGAACTCCTCTACTGTCATTATTTTTGGCGTACTATTTTCCATATAAATATTATTTTACGATACAAATTTCGTCAGATTACCACCTTTTTAAAAGGACATAAAAAACAGAATGCCCGACTTTCACAAGCCCGGCATTCTTCCTCTTTTAAAAATCTATACTATGTAAAAAAAACAAAAACTATGACTTAACCCTAAATATCTTCAGGACAAAAACAAACAATTTCGAAAAAGCACCAAATTTTACAAGTAAACCAATAGCCACCGGTATACACATACCGGCCAAGAACCATCTCCACCAGGTTACTGAAGTTGTTTCCTTATTACTGACCTCACTGACAAGTTTTGCATTCTCTGACTGTAGTAGCTTAATGCTTGCTTCCAATTGTGACGTATAAGCCGCGTCGGAAGTTGTTTTTTCTTTCGAATTGTCCAAATATTCAGTATCTTTTTGGGACAATCTTTTACTAGTCGTAATCGTTTCAGATTTCACCGGTGGTTTATAAGTACCAATAACAATAGGCTTATCGGTGTCGTATTCTGTGATACGCGTTTCCAATGCATTAGTTTCATTTTCTATTTGCATTAACGATTTGTCCGTAATTTTTTCAGTTTTGTCCGTAACTTTTAGGCTTTCGGTTTTCGACTGATCGGTTTTTGAATCCACACTGGAAGCAACCGATTCGATTACTTTGGCTTTCTCCACTTTTTTAGTGCTGGAGCAACCCGAGAAAACGATTACAAACAATAGTAGCATTGCACTTATCCACATGCTGAAGAATGAGACAAGAAAGGGTTTTAGTATTTTTTTCATGATCTATTTGAATTTTAAATAAGCATTTGCTAGAGTAATATCATACGGTTCTCGCTTCCAAATTATAGCCATTTCTTTGTATTTAGCTCCATTGTAAAGCGTTGCTACAATATGCCAGTTATGAGCAATAATAGCAGCTTTCAACTCCTTATCGGTGTCGATAAACTTGCAGATCTGCCAAATTTGGCGATCGATTCCTTTCTTTGCATCGTCCCACATGGCGTTTACACTTTCATAACCAAGGCGTTTCCAGTGCAAACCTAGTATTTGACCAATGCCAATACTTGTGGCTTCCATGGCTGCCGTTTTGTTCTTGCTGAATGCGTCATTAAAGGCCAACCATTCTTTGCGTTGAACTTCAACCTTATTAAGCGACCATGCTCCGGAAGGTGCATAAGGTGCACGCTTTCTGTACCAGCTAGGTTCAAATTGAATAATAATTTTACCTGTTACATCGTCGAAGCCTTTTCCTCCTGTTTCGGCCGATAGAAATGCCATTACTGCTGGTGATTCAATTTTGAAACTTGCAGCTTCATTCCAAACTAGAGGTAGCAATTCTTTCATTTTGTATCCTCCTTATCTTTTAATATCGACAAATCAATATCTAAATGGCGTTCAGTTTTATCCACCATGAACTTTTGAGCAATTGCAGCCCATTTCGAACCATTACATGAACTTGCATTTTCGGTTATTGACCAGAACTGAATGCCGCAAAATACCAATGCCGTGTAATTAGCTAGATAGAGATTTGAATACATAGTAAGTATGTATTTCTCAATCACAAATGCAAGTACTATGGCAGCCATTGCTAATACTCCAGTGGTAAACGCCTTAAATAGTTTATTACTCTTTACTTTAGCATTTGTATTATGACCAGCTTTCTTCATGCGTTTTGCTAAATCCCTTGCCGACCAACAGTCGAAAATAATAAAGACAACGCAAATAAGTATAAATGGGAATGTCGGCTTAATCATAACCAGGAAACCACCGGCCATGCTCAGCGACCATTTTGCAAAATTCACTAAGTTTCGAAATAACCAATCCAGTAATAATTGAAATAAACTTTTCATAATGTGTGTATTTTAAATTTATAAATCTGCAATAATATTAGTAAACTCATTCCAATATGGTGCAGCTTGATAGGATGCTAGTGATCCTACTGCTACGTGAAGTGGTATTGTTTTATTTACATTATAAAATGTATTTGAAAATATAATTTGTGGAGTTGATCTCATATTGTTAATTAATATCAGCCCTACACAATTGTAAAATGCTAAATCTCCAATGGAAATAACTGAATTTGGTATTGTCAAATTTCCATTAAATCCAGTACACCCAATAAATGCAAGATTTCCGATTGAAGTAACTGAACTCGGAATTGTCAAATTTCCAGTTAATCCAGAACAAGTATAAAAAGCAGAATTTCCAATTGAAGTAACTGAATTTGGAATTGTAAGATTACCAATAAACCCTATACATCCTGAAAATGCTGCGTCTCCAATCGAAGTAACTGAACTCGGTATTATCAAATTACCAGTTAATCCAGAACAATTCTGAAATGTATTATTTCTAATTAATGTAATTGAATTCGGAATTGTCAAATTACCAGTTAATCCATAACAGTTGTAAAATGCTGAATCTCCAATTGAAGTAACTGAACTAGGTATTATTAAATTTCCAATTAACTCAGAACAATTATAAAAGGCTAAATTCCCAATGGAAACAACTGAATTTGGTATTGTTAAATTTCCATTAAATCCAGTACATCCAATAAATGCAAGATTCCCGATTGAAGTAACCGAACTCGGTATTATCAAATTACCAGTTAATTTTGAACAAGTATAAAAAGCAGAATTCCCAATGGAAACAACTGAATTTGGTATTGTCAAATTTCCATTAAATCCAGTACATCCTGCGAATGCTGCATCTCCAATCGAAGTAACTGAACTCGGTATTATCAAATTACCAGTTAATCCAGAACAATTCTGAAATGTACTATTTCTAATTAATGTAACTGAATTTGGAATTATTAAATTACCAGTTAATTTTGAACAATTGCAAAATGCAAAATTTCCAATTGAAGTAACTGAAATAGGGATTATTAAATTACCATTAAATCCTGTACAGTCTTGAAATGCAATGTTTGCAATTGTAGTAACTGAACTTGGTATTATCAAATCCCCAATTAATCCGGAACAATTTATAAATGAAACATATCCAATTGTAGTAACTGAACTCGGAATTGTCAAATTACCAGTTAATCCATAACAGTTGTAAAATGCAAA